CAAATAAAAAAAAAGAAAAATGTTAAAATTAAAAGCAATAAAATTTTATGTAAAAAATGTATGTCTACATTTGGAAGTCAAGAAGTAATGGAAAGAAAAGAAATAAAACATATAGCAACAAGACCAAGTGATAATAAAACTGTTAATATCACAGAATATTGGCATGTATGTAATAGGTGTAAAGCCAAAACAAAAAAAGTTTTAGAGTAATTAAATGGATATTGAAATTTTAAAACAAGAATTAACTGAAGATGAGGGTTGTAAATATGAAATATATTTAGATCATCTTGGTTATAAGACGTTTGGTATAGGGCATTTATGTAAAGCCACAGACCCAGAGAATGATTTAGAGGTAGGTTCACAGGTAAGTAAAGAAAGGGTTGATGAGTGCCTTTTAAATGACATTGAAAAGGTTATAGAAGATTGTACTATATTATATGATGATTTTTACACTTTGCCTGATGAAGCACAATTAATTATAGCAAATATGATGTTTAATCTAGGTAGACCAAGATTAACAAATTTTATTCGTATGCGAAAAGCAATTGAAGAAAGTAACTTTGCAGAAGCAAAAATACAAATGTTGGATTCAAAGTGGGCAAAACAAGTGCCTAATAGAGCAGAACGATTAAGTGAAAGAATGGGGAATATAACTTAATGCCATTAGTTCCATTAAAATTTAAAGCTGGAATAGTAAAAGATATAACAGAATATGCTTCTGGTAAGGTTGGTTTTTATACAGATGGCAATTTAGTAAGATTTAGGAATGGATTTCCAACTAAAATAGGTGGGTGGCTACAAGAAAACTATTTTTTTAATGCTGACCTATCTATAGCAGCAACTGTAACAGGAATACCAAAACAAATATTAGCATGGAGAAGTAGTACAGATGGTGCTGATAGAATAGCTGTAGCTACTCATAACCATGTTTATATTATAAAAGACAGTATTTTTTATGATGTTACACCATTAAGAAAAACTACATCTAATTTGACAAATCCATTAGCAGTTGCAGATGAAGGTACTATAGTAACAGTAACAGATAATGCTCATGGAGCATCTACTGGCGATTTTATAATTATTAATAGTGCAGCAGCGACAGGTGGAATTACTGCAGCAAACTTAAATAGATTAGAAGGTTATCAAATAACTAAAGTAAATGATAACTCATACACATTTATATCACCAACTGCAGCAACTAGCACAGTATCAGCAGGAGGTGGCACAACTATTGATATAGGTTATCTTATAGGTAATGCTGAAGATATTGGGTTTCAAAGTGCAGACCCAGCTTTAGGTTGGGGTGTCGGTGCTTGGGGTGAAAGTACATGGGGTACAGTTAGAGATGGAACTTCAAATACAATATCATTAGAAGCGACACAATATACTATGGTATTATGGGGTGAAGATTTAATTATTAATAATAGAGGTGGTCAGCTTTATTATTGGGACACATCTGATAATGGTGAAACAACAAGAGCAGCATTAGTATCTTCTGAAACTGGTGCTTCTGGTGTGCCTACAAAAGTAAGATGTACTAGTGTATCATTTCCAGATAGACATTTTATTGCTGGTGGTTGTACACCATTAGGCTCTATAGTCATAGACCCAATGTTAGTTAGATTTTCTAATCAAGAAGATTTTGTAGCTTTTACACCTACATCAACTAATACAGCAGGTGATCAAAGATTAGAAGTAGGCACAAAAATTACATCTATGATACCAACAAAAGATGAAATGTTTATACAAACAGATGAGGCAGCATATGGTATGGCATTTGTTGGTCCACCTTTTACTTTCTCTTTTAGGTTATTAGCAGTAAATTGTGGTGGAGTTGCTATTCATGGAGCAGCAAATGTTGATGGTGATGTGTACTGGATAGGTAAAAGCAATTTCTTTGTTTATGATGGAGCAGTTAAAGAGTTGCCATGTTCTGTACAATATTATGTATTTGATAGATTGCAACCAGACTACATAGATAAAACCTATGCAGCTCATAATAAAAAATTTGATGAGGTAAGTTGGTTTTATGTAAGTACAGATAATGATGCAGAATCAGATAACCCTGAACCAGATAGTTATGTTACTTATAATTATGCAGATGGAGCTTGGTCTATAGGTAGTTTACAAAGAAATGTTTGGCACGATGCTGGTGGATTTAGACAAGTGCCATTTGCTTTTGATAAAGATGGCAAACTTTATAACCATGAAACAGGTACAAGTGACAATGGTTCAGCTATGAGTTCATTTATTGAAACTGGTGATGTAGAATTAGATAGTACAGGTGAAAACTTATTTATGGTAGATAAAATAATACCTGATACAACAATGACTGCTGACACAAATTTGTTTGTGCAAATAAAAACAAGAAAATATCCTGCAGCAACTGAAATTACAAAAGGTGCTTTTACAGTTACATCCACAACTGAAAAAATAAGTATAAGAGCTAAAGGTAGACAAATGGCAGTCAAGTTCTTTAGTACAGGAACAACTGATGAATGGTTACTAGGAGATTTTAGAGTTAATGCAAGGAAAGATGGTTTAAGATGATTAGATTACCTTCACCAACGACTATAGAAAATTATGTTAGATGGGCAAGGCAATTAATATCCACTTTAGAACTACAACAAAGAACAAATGAATTAAGCACATCTGCTAATAATAAAAAAGCAGAAGAACAAGCAGAAGCTACGAGTTGGTTTAATGGCTAATAATTATAAAAATGTAAAATTAGATTTAACTGCAACAACTGTAACTACACTTTATACAGCACCAGCAGCAACACAATCTATATTTAAATCAATACTTGTATCTAATGATAGTGGTAGTGATGATACAGTTACCTTAACAATTACTAATAGTGCAGCAGCAGTTTTTAGTGTATATAAGAATGAAGAAGTTGGTGCATTGAGTAGTAAAGAATTATTAAGTCAACCATTAGTTGTAATGGAAAGTGAAATTTTAAAGGTAACTGTAGCAACAGCTGATAGGCTTCATGTTGTAGCTAGTTACTTAGAGATTACATAGGAGTAAAAGATGGCAGTACAAACAGCAAATCCCGGAGGAGTTGGTAACCAAACAAGAGATGGTGTAACACAAAAATTAAATTTTACTAATAGTTCAATGCAAATGCCAGAAATGAAAGATGCTATTTATGGTGCTTTTGGTGATATTTTAAAACAAGATGATGAAAATACAGGTGTTGATCCTATAGTTTACAATGTATATCAACAAAGATCACAAACTTATGATAACCCTGCTTTACAACAATACACTTATGGCACAGGTGTAAACCCTGTTTTTGAATGGGTTAAAACAATACAAACAGGTAGAAGAAGTTATAATCCTCAAGATAATTTTGATACTGATATGATGGAAGAATATCGTAAACTACATAGTGCAGGTCAAGCTCCTGATGGTGCTCTTTCACCAGATGAATTAATGAAAAATATGGCAATACAAACCGGTGGTCAAATAGCTGGACAAGCAGGTGGGCGAATTGCACAAGGATTAGTAGACCCTTATTTACAAAGTCAAGGAAAAGGTTTTTTAGAAAGAGGTTATGAAGGTTTAAAAACCACATTTAGTGGTGACTTACCACTAGAAAGTGTTAGTGCAAATACATTAAGTAAAGCTAATATTGATGTTTTAGACACACAAGGATTAACATTTGACCAAGAACTTGCAAATTTGGAAACAGCAGATTTAGTTGGTCGTGGAGATGAGTTTAAATTGCTTGAAAGCAAAGGAAGAAGGGTAAACCTTAATGCAGGTACCAAATTAGACCCAAAATATGCTTATAAACCAGAGCCAAATGCAAACCCAGCATTGCAAGGTTCAGATGGAGCTGAAATAGGTGCTATAGATGGAAAAGTAGGACAAGGTGACGTAATAACAGGTGGTACAAATGCAGTAGCAACAACTACTCCGGGATTTACTGAAAGCATAGACTGGACTACACCTACAGGCAAATCAAATTGGGCATCGGCAGGTGGTGCAGGGTTAGCTTCTGGTGTTACAACATTTGTTATGACAGGTGATGTTGAGAAATCAGCAAAGGTTGGTTTAGGAACAACATTAGGAAAAGCAGCAGGTACAGCAATAGGAGCAACATTTGGTCCTGTGGGTGCTACTGTAGGTGGGTTTTTAGGTGCTACAATAGGTGGTGCTTTAGGTGGTAGAGTTATATGTAATGAATTATGTAAACAGGGTTTGATAGACAGGAAAATGCTTATAAATGATTATAAATTTACAAGAGATTATTTATCTCCACAATATGTAAATGGTTATCATATGTGGGCATTATTTATGGTTAAACAAATGAGAAAAGGTAGGTTTGTGAGTTTTTGGCAACACATTGTTGTACATAGGGGTAATGAAATAGCATATATATATGGTGAGACTAATAAGCCTGATTATTTAGGTAAATTATATCGTAAAATCTTTGAGCCAGTTTGTTGGATTTTAGGAACATTTTGTAAACAAACAGATTGGTCAGTATTATATCAAAAAAAGGAGATTTAAATATGGCTGAAGAAATGAGATTAACACAAGAAACAAATCCAGCAAACCCTGATTTAGATTTAGGTTTGCCTAGAGAAGCAAATGAAGTAATTATGTCATCTTCACAAAGTATTAGAGATTCACTTCTAATGCGACTTACTAATATGTCACCAGAAGAATTAAATATATTGGATTCAGTTATTACACCTGAAATAACTGCTGTTTTAACAAAATTATTACCTGAACTTACAGATTTAATGGAAATGGTAGAACAAGGTAATCTTGATATGCCTAAAGAAATGCCTGAACAAGCTATGACTGATCAATCTGGTATGCCTAAAGACATGGGTGCATTAGGTAATATGTAATGATAAGAAAAGCATCAGTATTAGACATATCATCAATAACATATATGTTAGATACAATGCACAAGGAAACAGAAATAAATGTACCTACAATTAATTCATATA